CCCTGTAACACCACCTACACCTAGTCAGGCAGATCAGATTAGTTGTGAACAAAGTAATCTTCCATGGCATATTGTTAATCCAAAAACAGAAATTTGGGGATATTGTGAACCTTGTGGATATAAACCACCTTTACTTGGTCGGCCTTGGGTCTGGGGAGTAACTGATTGTTGGAGTTTAGTAAAAGATTGGTATAAAGAAGAAAAGAATATTGAATTGAAAGATTGGGATAGACCAACAACTCCAGAAGAGTTTATATTAAATCCTTTGTTTGAAAGTTGTGCATGGAGAACTGGCTTTAGAGAACTTAGACCAGATGAGAAAACAATGAATGGCGATGCCTTATTAATGTCTATTGGATCTACTGGTTTAAATCATGTAGCTATTTTCTTAGATGGAGATGTTTTACATCATTTAACCGATAGACTATCTTGTAGAGAGCCTTATTCTCAATGGTTATTAAAATGCACAGGAGGTAGGTATCGTTATGTTGCGTAAATTAAAATTATATGGTGAACTTGCGAAGTTTGTAGGTCATAAGGAATTTGAAATACAGGTAGATAGTCTTGCGAAAGCAGTTAGTTTTCTTATCAATAATTTTCCGCAAGTAGAAAAATTTATGAATCCTCAATATTATCAAGTAAAAGTTGGTAATTATGCTGTTAATGAAGAAGAAATACACCATCCAATAGGACAAGAAGATATACATATCGTTCCTGTAATAGCTGGTGCTGGTGGCAGTACAGGAAAAATATTATTAGGTGCTGCGTTAATTGGTGCTTCATTCTTTTTCCCAGGTGCAGGATTGTTTGGAACATACGGGCCAGGGATGACTCCTGCGGTTATTGCTGGTAAAGGTGCTTTTGCAACAAAATTTGGTACAGCGATTAGTGCTTTAGGTGGTGCTTTAGTATTATCAGGTGTAAGTGATATGTTATTTCCTGTTCCCAAGCCAAAAGAGTTCAAGTCAGAGCAAGATCCACAGTTGTCATTTAGTTTTTCTGGTACGCAAAATACATCAAGAGCAGGCACTCCCGTTCCAATAGTTTATGGAGAAATAATTACAGGATCAGTTGTTATAAGTGGTGCTGTTGATACTCAACAGGTACAAGCATGACGAAACCTAAAATTATCAGAGGATCAGGTTCTCCCTCTCCTCCTACCCCACCCCAACCGACCAGAGCACCTGATACTTTACACAGTAGGCAGTTTGCTACCTTTCTTGATCTTATTTCTGAGGGAGAGATTGAAGGTTTTGCCTCTGCATCAAAAGAAGGCAGAACGCAAGGAACTACTGCATATAACAATGCTGCATTAAAAGATGTATTTTTAAACGACACTCCTGTTTTGAAATCAACTGCTGATTCAACTAATCCAGCTACAACTGACTTTAACTTTCAAGATGTAACATTTAATCCTAGATTTGGAACGTCAGGTCAAACAAAAGTTGAGGGTATTGAAAGTAGTTCTTCTGTCACAGCAGTAGGTATAACTGTAACTCAATCTTCTCCTGTTACAAGACAGATAACAAATTCAAATGTTGATGCAGTAAACGTAACTATAACCTTTCCACAATTACAAAGAGCAACAGATCAGGGAGATTTATTAGGTTCTTCTGTTCAATTAAAAATAGCGGTTCAATA